TTAGCTAATCGGAGGAACCGGCCATTCATCTCCAAATTTCATTCGATTTAGCTTCACTCGATAGGACTTCCACTCCGCGAGTAAAGCTCTTTCAGTATCTGTTGCTTCACCGATATCGATAGCATCCTGAAGCGGTGCAATAGCACTTGAAGCAAGTGCCATCAGATTCTGTTTTTTAGCTTCATTCTGAGCTAAAAGTTCGTCTCTTGTATACTCACGAGGAATGATCGCTCTACCATTAAACGACCATTCGCCTGCATGATTAAATCCTTCAGGTAATTCCGTCAGTGCTACTTCTGCAACTGACAAGCCAACAGGCCATAGCATTGATACATCTTTAGCATATGTGCGAATGACACCCTTAGTATCAAAACCTACCTTCATTGTTTCATTAGAAAAGTTACTTTGGCATTCATACCAGTCAATGCCCTCATCGCAGATGAGATAGCCAATATTCAATTCTGGCATTTCATCATTTTTAGGAGAATGGGGCCTAAAATTAGTGTAAATAATCATGCAGTAATTGTTCTCCATGTACCGTTAATATTAATTTGAATCGGTCGATAATGAATGCTATCTCCACCAGGGTTTTGTCCTTCGGCATACCATCCTGTCATAAAAGCCCCAACAGGTGCTTCACTCCAGACATTTGCATTGACTACAAACGATCCCAATGCGCCAACCCTGATGTTTTGCACGTAGCGCCCATTACTTTCAGCCTTCGTATAAGACTGTCCTGCTGGGGTATAATTTCCTTTTGGCTGGTAACGCCCGTCACTCTCTGTTTTCGTATAAGCGGCCGTTTTAGCCATATAGCCAGCATCAGATTGCGCCTTGGTGTAATAACGATTGTCAAAATTTGCATAGTTAACCAGCGCCAGTTTATTGATTGTTACGTCACCGTTCGCGAGATTAACCGTAAAAGGGCGTAGGGCGTTGTAATTACCGAGTGGGTCGCCTTGATTCGTGAGCATCAAATATAGATTGCTACCATCATTACACCAGAAAGTACCGTAATTACCGTAAGAAATACGAATCCCATTCGCAGCCTTTGAAATAATTTCACCAGTGGATGTAATTCCACCCCCAAAATTTGCAACACCATTAAAACTCAAAGATACCGAACCATTTTTATTCCGTTGGGAGTAAAAATGATAACCAGTGGCATCTTTAAACTCTAATACTGTCGGCCTGTCAGTATTCCCCCAAAGATTAATAACTCCATTCAGAGATGAGGTATTCGAAGAACTTAATTCAAGAATGCGAGAGTTTCCTGCACGCACATACCCATTGACAGTTATATTGCCAGTAACTGTCCCGCCAGTCACTGGCAGTGATCCTACATCCACGGCAGTTGGTCTATGAGTTGTATCGTATACCCAAGACCATGCTGTCCACGTCCCGTTATAGAATGTGCGAATATACTGTCGCGAGTTGTTATACACGCGATAAACCTGCGTTATCCCTGCGTGCTTATACACCTCTAGTGAGCCGGCGTTGGGTTCAGGATAATTTTTGCCTGAAGCAGCTTGTACGTTAGCAGGCTGATAATACAGTCCCGGAGTGATGTAGGTATTTAAATCAGCTGCGCCACCAATACCCACGGTCTGTCCATTAAATATATCCTGGGCAGTAATACTGATGTCTTCCGTTAAGGCATGACCATTGATTTTTCGTCCAGCCGGTACGCGCCCGTTAGCATTATCATTTGCAGCCTTAACCGCTTTTGGCGTGGCGGCTTTGGTTTCGTCATCACTGTCAGTGGCATTACTGAGTTGCGCAAAACCTTTCTGCGTAAGTGTCGCATCCGGGTGATGAGTCGAATGTTCATGCTCGTCAAGCAGTGAATCCACATAATCCCGCGTTGCGAGTACAACGCTTGGGTCTACGGTTAACGTCACCGCCGTAGTATTGGACACTTCCATAATCAGGCGAATACAGACCTGCTTACCGCTGCCGCCCGGCAGGAGGGGTTTGTAGGATTCGGGGAATTTGCCGATGGCGATCAGTTCTCCGTCGGTATCGAACACGCCCACCTCGCGCACATACCAGCCGCCAACGTCTTCCGGTAGTATCACTTCGGCAATCAACCAGTTCGGATTGTTTGGCTCAACTGTCAGGGTATTCATCTCGCCGCGCCAGACTTCATGACGTAATTGGGTTTGGCTGGATGTGGGTTCATAATATTGCCCATTGCTATCGCCAACAGCCATTTTTTGCAGATGTATCTGCTTTTTATCCGCAAGGGCACTGGCGATTTTTGCCATTCCCTTTTCGGTCAGGAGTGTATAAAATTCATTCACCATATTTGCTCCGGGTAAATAGATGTAATTTCAAGGCTCCATTGCCCTGCACCGAAAAAAATCGGTTTAATTTGTTGGGCTTCTAATATCTGGTAAGGCAGGGTGGTTGTTATTTCGCCACCGTAAAGTGCGCAACCGAGAATAGGAATTGCACTTTGGTTTATTATCCAGACGATTAATGCTTCCAGTTTTGAACGTACGTTTTTGTATTCATGAATTAGATCCACAAGATTATTAAATAGATCTTCATTCATACTCTGATTAATTAATTTAATTTCTACTTTAAAGTAGTAAGCTTTACCGCCATATTCGAACCATTCGGAAATGGTCCCCGGCAACGATAATATTTCTAGTACGCGGCGGACGGCCCATGCTGTTCCTTTATATTTGTGCAACTCAATTGCCTGCCTGATTAAATCTCGTCTCTCCTGTTCGCTTCTGGCAAATAACCAGCCCTCAAGCCCCTGTATATGGAACTGTGAAGCCAGTGAAGGTAGCGCGGAGGCGTCAACTAAATCGACCAGATAGACCAGTAATACCGTCAGGTCGATTTGTGAAAAACGCTCGGCAGCAATATTTGCCAGAATAGAGAAACGTTCGTCGCCGGACAGAGGTGGTGGCAAAAGCAGTTTATCCATCGCTGACTCCGGCAATTGTCACCTCAATGGCCGTGCACTCTGCCCATTCATGTACCTGCAATACCTTTTTGGTAGGCATATCCAACGCAACATCGTAAACACCATCGACCTGAAGCGCTTTGATGATCTGGTTTGGCACGATGTCCTGACCTAACCGAGTCTGGCGCTGATGAATCCATGTGCTTAGTGCCTCGCGTGCGGCTGCCAACGTTGTTTCCAGGTCAGCTGTGGTTAACAGTGTTAATTGGGCACTAATTTGATAAGGAACCCTCAGTGATTTTTTCGCTCTGACCTTATCGGTTAGGGGACGCATTTTCTCCTTACTGATTTCTCGTTCAATCTTTTCAAGAAGTTCATCACCTGGCAGGCCATTCAGGGTGAGCGGATAGATCTCGACGCAGCCTTCCGGCAGCCCCTCATCAGGCCCCAGCACGGCAACGTCAATGATTGACTGGCTGACGGAAAGCGTGTGAAAGCGATAAGCACCATAGCTGCCTGCGTTACTGAAACTTTCTGGAGCAAGCTTAATTCGCTCACGCAGCGCATCATCGCTTTCTTCACCGCAACCGCCTGTAGATTCGGTCAGATTAGCGACAGAGATATCATAACCACTGACGCTATCCACCATCGCGCTGATTTGCGCAGGCTGCCAGCCGTTACCGGATTCGCCAGTGACGACACACGTTGCGGTTACTACTACATTCAGACTTCCTGAGGAAAGGAGAACATCCTCGTCTGTGGCGAACATGACACTGTCGGATGCACTTGCACGCGTCCCCTGCGGAATCAGCACGTTGCTTTTACAGGCTTTTGCCACAGAAAATTTCAGTTTTGTTTTCGCAGCCTGTGGTGGCAGGCGATGAACACCGACCAGTTCACCTAAGTAATCCAGCATTGGGGCGCGTGAATAAGCGACCAGGTTTTGCTTTGCCGCCTCCTGAACGGCGATGCGGACAAGGTTTTCACGATAAGCAAACAGGTCAATGAGCAGTCGCTCAGCCTGTGCCGGATAGAGTTTTTTACCGCTGGCTTCTTCATATTGCGCAATCATATCGCTGGTGATTTGCGCGGGATCGCGATCAATGAAATTGGGTTCGGCTATCGCCATAACACCTCCATAGAGTTGATTACGCCGTCTGCGGCACGCCATTGCACGCGTAATGTCAGATGTTCGTCGTCAATAGCCGGCGTCACCTTCAGTAGCTGGCAGCGAGGTTCCCACTTGCGAATCGCTTCCACAGAATCGCGGACAACATGTGGAATGGCCCGCTCGACTGGATAATCGAGATAGCGCCACAGATTGCTGCCAAAGAGTGGTCTGTGTGGATCGCTGCCGCGTGGTGTGCGCAGAATGATATGTATCGCCTGATGAATATCGTCCAGCCCGCAGACATATTCTTCAGGGCGTTGCAAGGCAGGTTGCCAGTGCAGAGTTGTGGGTCGTGTTTTAGTGTTCATGGGGGGTATTTTCCCCCCAATTTGATGCGAACGATAAGAAACTGATTTAGGAAAGTTATTGATTAAAAAAGAAAACCCGCCTTAATGGCGGGTTGGATTACTGGCCGTGAGTATGGTGGTTTGAGTTTCCTCCACCGTCCATAACGGAACCACTGACATTCACATTGCCCTGAACGTTAACATTGCCGGTGATTACCGCACTGCTGGCAACGCCTCCGGTGCCCATCATGCCACCGAGCCAGGTCAACTTTTTCATTATCGTGACATTTCCGGTAAAGGTACTGAGCGGCGCATCAACAGTAACGTTAGATGCTTTCACATCCACAGTTGTTGCTTCAATGCTCACGTCCTCCGCTTTAACATTTACGCTATCAGACGTCACTACAACATGCTGCGCTTTTACCTCTATTTGTGGTGAGGTAAGTCGGGTCGTATCTCTTACTTCAATAATAATTTTTTCAATCCCACCGTTTATGGTGAGCTGGTGCGACTTACGATCATATTCAAAGGCTGCGCCATCGGAAAAATGTACGTAGCGTTTGTCACGTGATGCGAGTGGCGCAGTGTCGACGGTAGAATAAACAGTTCCAAGAACAACGCCATCTTCACCATTGTCATCAAGCAGAGCTTCCACCTGTTCACCAATATCCGGTAACCAGTAATCTTTATTTTCTTGTGTATTACGTTGCAGGACAGGAAGCCAATTGCTGCGTAAGTTATCGCATTCTGGCAAAGTGATTCTTACACGAACAACCTTTTCATCAATATCGCAGATAATACCTGTCTGACGTGTTACTCCTTTCATATTGCCTCCTTACTGGCTGGTTGCCGGTCCGCGTGAAACGTCTATTTCAGTGGTGTAACCACTACGCGAGAATCGATGCATTGTTTTATCAATCAACCACTGGCCGGAAAGTACACCAAAATCGATCAGTTCGATTTTATTACCCGCCGTGAGCTGAGGGCAGCCCATCATAGTGAGCGTACCGGTCTGCTGGTATTCGTTATGCTTATCCAGTGCGGCATTGGCTTTCGCCTGAGCGGTACCTGCATCTGGCGCACGGCTGTTTATTTTCAGTGTATCAGCGCTGGTTGCTGCACCGCGCGCGGACGGTTTTTGTTGGCTATCGTGCGTATAGATTATCAATGCTTTTTGTTCACTGTTCTGGTGTTGTACCGAGGCATTTTTGTAGATGCGGTTGATCGTATCTTTAAATGAATAGTGTGAAATATCCGTTCGGCTAAGCGTTTTCACCGGTGCCAGACATCGCAAAGTCGGCAGATGCGAAAAGATGAGTTCTTTCGTTGTTACCTTCACGGTATAACCATATTCTCCGGCAAGTCTTTTCAGAAACGCTACATCGGTTTCTGCGTATTGTGTGACGCGATCGATGCTTAGCGGCTCGATTTTACCGATCAGTGTCAGACCATGCTTTTGCGCAATGCGGCTGGCGATGGCTGAAAGGGTAGTTTCCTCGAAACCTTGGCTGTTTTTAGTTCGCAGTGCTTTGCTTACCGAGGTGGCAATTCCATCGATATTGACCGTTGAAGGAGGGGCATTAATATCTATTTTATCAATGATATATGTTCCGCAGTTAAGCAGATCTTCCCCCTGATATCCCAGATGAAGCGTCAGCGTGTCGCCTTTACCTGGATACCATTCATTTATCCAGCGTCCGTCATTATCTTCCAGAGTAATCGCAATCACATCCGATTCGTTTTTAATACTGTCGCTATAGCTGATACTGGTGACAAAAGGCGCTACGTCGTATGTAATTTCCTTATGACCGTACCAAAGCGTAAAAACAGGCGTCAGGGTAGCAATCCTCCCGCCGGATAACGTCATCTCAGCCATGGTGGTAACTCCGAAGAAGTTTGCGTGATGCTAATAACAGGTATAACTAACCGCATGCCTGACGGTAAAACGGGAAGTATCGCGACGTGTGGGTTGGCCACAATGATTCGCTCGTAGGCCAATGCATCGCCGTAATAGCGCCAGGCGAGGTTATCCCAGCGCTCACCCTCTGTGGTGACATGCTCAAGGTAGCGCATTACAAAATCCTCGCAATATCTGCGGCAGCAAGTCGGCTTACTTCAGGTGCGCGCTTTTGCAAAATGCTACGCCCCTGATTAACCAGTAATGCTGCGTTATCGTAAGTCGCTTCCGCTACGCTACTGGAGATGGAATCGAACAGAAATTCGGTATGTTCAATGAGTGAGGTGGCGCTGCTGGCGCATTCGCGGATCCCTGGCAGGCTGTCGAGTAGCGCCTGCATTTTCGCGGCCAGCGCTTTTGGTAGATCGGTGAGGGTTTGCAGATCCAGAGGTTGCAGCAATAGTTTTTCTACCGAATTGATTGTTTTTTTCAGTGAGTCGACAATATCACTACATTTCTTTTTCAACGCTTTGGCTTCTTTAACCAGTTCTTTAGCCTGGGTAACCTTTTTTTTAATGTCATCAATGGTGTCGGCCATATCATCCATCATTTCTTTGGCATCACGCATTCCATCCTCTGCGGCACTCAAAAGGTCATCGAACCAGGAGTCGCTGAGTTCAGGCAGATCATCCAGCATCTCGTCTATATTAGGCTCCTGAGTAGTAATAGCCGGAGGAAGCAAGGGATCCTTCGGATCGCCAGTGTATTCCTGCAATGACAGGCTTCCGCTCTGGGCAATAACATTGCCACTGGTATCGGTATGCTGGTGGCTGGCGCTTAGGTCGGTAATTACGAACCAGCCGCGATAATCACCATTGCCAAATACCAACGCCATTGCCTGATGTGCAGTCATCGCAGCGCGTAAGCGGCTGAACTCTGTTGACGGCTGACAAAATTGACTATGAAATGTGAATTGCAGGGTAATTTTGTCCAGCTTATCACCGATAAACTGCACGCCAGGTTTACCTTCAATACGAGCATGACTGGCATAATCTACGCCCATTGTGGTTTCAAAGGCGTCCCAGTATGCGATGACTTCAAATTCAATATCTCCTAAAACGGCATACATCAGGCATACCCCCGGCGTTGTTGTTGCGCCATGACATCGTTAATCATCTTCTCCAGTTCCCGTTTACACAGCGACATGACGTGTTTAACCTCACCTGCTGTGTTTTGTCCGTTGCCCTGAATCGTAACCTGTGGTGAAAAGTGCACCTGGATATTGCCCGGCGATCGGGAGGGCAGCGTGTAAGGTTTTGAATTATGTGAAGCAGGTATTGTTGCACCTGATGATGTTGCTGCGGATTTCACCCCTGGCGTGAGTGCTGTTCCGGTCGTATTTGCATTCGATACTTCCGTGTCGATCCCTAATGTGCTTTTTGCCCAGTCTGGAATAAGACTTTTTAATTTCTCAATCGCACTATTTAGGAATGGTAGAGCTTTCAGAATGCCATTGATCAGACTATTCAGAATATTGCTTCCGAATTGGCTAAAGCTGGCGGGAAGAGTAATTCTAAACCAGTCTAAAACGCTGGCGAATACGTTATAAAACAGCCCCAGCGGAGACCAGTTCATTATTAGGCTATTGATACTGACAATACCGCCGTCAAAGGCTGATTTAATGCGAGTCCAGAGACCGGAAAAGAAGCCGGAAATCGGTTTCCAGTAGCGATAGATCAAATAAGCTGCACCAGAGATGGCGGTGATAGCTAGTCCGACAGGGTTCATCAACAATGCACGTCCGAGCCAGATAAGCGTTTTGCCGACCAGTTTCAGCCCCCCAACAAGAGTACGCCCCAACAATGACGCCAGTATTTTTACACCGTTACCCAATGTTTTGAGTGCCGACAGCACAGTAGTGATTGTTCCACCCAGTGCAAGGCTGGCTTTAACCCGCAGGAAGATATCTATCAAATGAATAATAGGTGATGCGATAAGATTCACTGCCAGCTTCAGGGTGTTCAGCACACCGTTGAACAACCAGATAATGCCAACAACTTTGGCGAGGCTCTGTACCAGTACTGGGTTTTCCCGCAGCCATATGCTGAACTGTCGTACCAATGGCGTAATATTTTGTTCCAGTTTGCTAACCACTGGCATAAGTTCCAGCCCAATAGTAAGCCACAAATCGTTCAGGGCGAGCTGTAGCGCTTTGGTTTCCTCTGTTGGTGAGGTCATTCTCAGATCAAAATCGTTATTAATAAAATCCCGATTGGCTGCCTGCATTGTCGTTGCTTTTAGTTGATAATATTCATCCAGATTTGCAAGCATGGGGGCGAGGAAATCCAGCGTACGCGCATCGCCAAATAGGGCGCCGAGGTTAAATTTATCCACCATTGCTTTCAGCGCATTGCTACGTGCAGACAAATCCTCAATTTTCATGGTCTGTTTGAAGGTATCAATAATCAAAGGATTCATTTTTTCCAGCTGCATCTGCACGATATGCGCCATCGCTTCAATTACGCCAGTCCCGTTTTGCTGATGCTCCAGCAATGATCCCTGGAGATCCACCCCCTGACTGGCGAACCAGTCATCCGTCTCTTTTGAGAAGGTAGATTTGAGAAAATGATCAAAATTCTCTGAAGCCGCACTAAAGCTGGAGCCATTTTTTATAGCGATTTGCAATGTCGCGGTCAGTTCCGCAAGTCCTGTCATGCCTTGCAGACCGGTTTTATCGGCAAAAGCTTTAATCCATTGTGTTTGCTCCTCAACAGAGCTACCGCCGCCTTTTGCGACGCTGTACAGCATATTTTGTGCGGAACGGAAGTCGTCAGGCTCAATGTTCAGAGTGTCATGGGTGGCAATCGCCGCCTGCGCCCAAATTTGGGCACTGTCGCGGGTTGCTGTCGCGGCTTTAGCGATGTCTGGCATATAGCGGCCAAGATCCTTTAATGCCGTTATGCCGCCTTCAACCATCGTCAAGGTAGCATTTTGAAGCTCTTTTTGATCCTGATTAAAAGCAAGGCTCCAGTCGCGGATATTCAGGTTTAAGGCATCCTGCGTAGTGCTATTCATGCCGCCTTTTACCGCGATATTGACCAGGTTGTCATGGAATTCGTAAGGCAACGTCGAGTCAGGCATTTCGACGTTAAGAAGTTTGCCGAATTGTCCGGTAAAACTATGCGTATTTTCCAGTAACTGAGTACGTTGCCTGTCATTTACTTCCCGTCGAAGGATTGATTCAGTAAGCTGTTGAGTGAGCCGGGTAATATTAATTTGCTCGGTACTGAGCGTATGTAGCATGCTGGCGTTTAGTGAGCCGTAACGGGCTATTGCCTGCGTCAACGTCTCATTACGCGCCTGGAGCTGAGTAATAACATCGTTGGCCAAAATAATTTTTCCATATAAGTAAAGAATGCCCGGTAACAAGTTGCCTGAAAGGATTAGAGAAAGGGTGAACCGGAGCCGGGCCATGTGACCCACAGGCATTAAGCCTGCGAATCATGTTCGTGTTGAATCTGCGTACTCGCTTCATCCAGCCAGCAGGTAAAATCGTCAACAGTCAGCGTATCAATTTCACCTGGCTGAAAGTGAAACCACTTCGCCAGTAGCGCCATCGCCTGCCACAATTCCGCTGGATTCTGTAACCATACTAAGCATGGATTGAAATCGTTTCTGTAGTGCCTGATAGTCGAGCAGATCCATCTCTGATAGATCTTCTGGTACCAGCCCGGTCATTGCGGCCATTAGTGGTTCGTCCCATTCTTCTGGCTTATCGCTGACGCGACGCGCGATGCGCATATCCTTTACCTTTAGACGTCTTAATTGCAGTTCGGCGATGTGTTCTCCGGCGGCAGAGCTAAATGGAAACTGAAGGGTATATTTTTCGGTCATGTTGCAATCCTTATTCATCATTTAAAATTCGAGGCCGGAGCCCCGAATAGATTATCCACCGATATTATTGCGGTATGCGTTTAACTGATCCGTCCCGTTAACGCGGAAAATATTTGCCAAATAGTCCAGTTCCAGTAGCGTCTCACCATCAATAACCTGTTTAATATACGTACAGCTAAAGGCGCTGCTAAATTCTGGATTTTCATTCTGTTTGAACGTGCCCAGTGGATTCTTTTTGAACATTACCGTCATATGCGTGACGAGCGCTAATTGATCTGCTTTGCCCTGTGAGTTATAGCAATCGATACTGGAGCGGCATTGTAAAGCTACTGCCTGCCATGGGTTGGCTGTTTTGCGCATCACTTCATGATAGAAGGAATTCCATTTAATCTCGCCTTCCAGCTTATCAAAACCAGCTGGAAGTTCGATTTTACCAACCATGCCAAGCGCTTTGTGCTCTTGCATAATCATACTGACATCAGGCAGTTTAATTTCGGTAGCACGACCTAAAAGATTGTTACCATCGAGATAAATATTCGCATTAGTAATGCGATTAATTTGAATTTTTCCGGCCATTAGATATTGCTCTCCAGAGAGACTAAATATTCAGAGGTAATTTCTGTTTCAAATGTCAAACGCTCCAGTGGTGGTGGTGGGGTGAATTTGTAACTCAGCAGCAGATGCCCAGCAGCCAGCTCTGTTTGTTCGTTACGCGCTGGGTCGTACCAGCAATCGAAACCTAAGAGTGCACCATCGGCTATGAGCTTACGTCCCCATGTATTAACCGACTCAGTTAAAGCATCAATCAGCGCCTGGTTAATTGGCATATCCATATACTGTTGACTGAAATAGCGAATGGATTCGTTGATAACATCTCCAGTACGGCGTACGTTTTCAAAATTGCGCATATGCGTTACTGTCGGCCAGGCCGCAGTACGGTTACCCCACAGGCGCAAACCAGAACCATAGCTATTGAAAACAGTCGTGATACCATTTTCGTTGAGCTGGTTCACTTCACATTGCGGATCGTCGATCATGGCGGTCAGGGTGCGCTCTACGCCTGTAATACCCTGAATTTCTTGGTTTGAGTTGCTCCACCAGAATCCTTTTTCCAGATCAATTTTGGCGCGCAGGCCTGCTGCCCGGGATGAGAGCGGCTCCAGGATTTCTGTGTTTGAGGTGTTGTCATACACTTTCACATATGGATAGCACAGACGAGCACGGTCGGAGCTGGTATTAAAGTTGATAGTGCCCTGCGATCCTCGCCCAGCCAGAACTTGTTGGAAGGTTGTGCCGATCGGCGCATCGATATAAGTAATCGCACCCAAATTTTCTGCCTGAGCGATAAGCTCAGTTGCTACAGATTTTTGAGTACAGAAAACAGGAGCAATGAGAATTTTTGCGAAGAAACCGAACAGGTTATACGTATCCTGCAATACCTTCATGCCGGTGCGATCGCCAGCGGTATTTACGGTACCAATAATATCTGCTGCGGTAACTTTTGTTGGATCGGCAAAGGTATAATTAACAAAAGCTTTAATACCTGGTTTTAAGCTATTACCCTTGCAGGTAATTTTACCTGTCAGCATATCGACTGTATAATCAGAGTCTTTTGTATATGGAGAGCCGGCATTACTATTACGACCAATAGTCAGAGACTGAATACCCCCATGCTTCAGTTGAATAATGCTATTGTCATCAACAGTAACGCTTTCACTTGTGATTGTACTTTTATGTACGGTGGGATCTAGTACGTTAATGACTACTACGGTGCCCGCCCCATGATCGTAAACAGCATTTAGAGCCTGTGGGATGGACGTATTAGTAGTTGCAGGACCAAACTGTGCGGCATCGCTTTCAGAAAGGCATAATGTTGCCTTATTGACAGGGCCGCTAATGGCTGTCCCTATCAGGCCAATGATTGCGGATTTTACTGCTTTAACCGGACGTGGACCGGATTCGATCTCAATGGTTTCTACACCATGTAGGTAATTAGCTGCCATGTACAACATCCTCTGCATTAGTTTCTGTTTCTTTTTCGACAACTGGCGATAAGTGCTGGCGAGCAATCATTGTCATGACCCACTCATTGTCTTCAGGTAGATCGACTTCGCTATCTGTCCACAATAAAACTTCTTGGCCATCGAAGAGTGTGACGCCACTTGCCGGGCCGTGGTAAATATATTTCATAGAATTTCTTCCTTATAATTAACAAGCGTAAGCAGGGGTAAATTATCGCTTACTTGATTAACGATAAATGGCATATTAGTGGCCAATTCAAGAATATAGCGGCAAACACCAGCGTTCTCACCGATATAATTTTCGTTTACTGGCCACAGTGGACACTCGCAGCCGGGTAGAGATATACCACCCAACGCAATACGAACACGATCCAGTACGTTTATTGCTTCATCGATTTTTGGAACAATTACGGTTACCGTCATCTTGAGTGTCCGTTTTAATACAATTGCATCTGTACTTATCAGCGAAGCGAAATCCGAACCAGAATATTCCAGGAGTACGGTTGGATTACTTCCTTCCGGCACATATTCCACTGGATCTGTCGCTGAAATAAGCACATCTAATTCAGGAACGGTTTCTTGTAGACATTTAACAACAGTATTGAGGATAGCTAATGTTTCCAAAATAACTCCCCTGGATTTACCGGTGAGAAATATATTTTCTCTCCGTAAAAGTTCGAATATAGCTTTGCTGATTTATTACTAGAATTCTTCTAGCTTGATTTAGTAAAAAAAGGCTAATAATTAATAATTGCCACGCTGGAATAGTTCAATTTTGCTATAAACAGCGTCAAGTTTGGCTTCTAAAATAGCCTGCCCCCGGATATAGTCTTCTCTACGCACATAATGCAATGGAAGATCTGCTCTGAATTCAAGAAATTCTCGTTCTAGCCTTGTCCAGCCAATTTCTGTTTCACGCCGGGCAACTTCAAGTGCTTCAAAACGTTCGTTAAGCTGTTTTAAAATTTGCGCTAAGAGAAGTTTGCCGCATGCAAACATTAGACCTGTAAAAGAAAGTAGAAATGAGATAACTTCCCAAAAATCGATACTAAACTTCATTAGTAATTCCTTTTAAGAGATGCAGCTCGCTAGTCCCCATTGCAGATAAAGTGATGCTCGATTAAATAATATGATTTTTGGATATTGTCGATTTTCATGCCAGTTTGCTGTACTACGTCCAGAATTAACCCGTTCGACATGTTCAAACCAGACAGAAGGATCGAGCCCTATTGATGTGGCCAGTTTTTTATCTTTGTTAACCCAACCTTGTCCGCCATTGTATGCGCTCAGGGTAAATGCCATACGTTGGCAATTATCTTTCGCCTGGAATGAGTTCCAGAGTCGGTGATCATATTGCACAAGTGCACGTATGGCCCAAATAGGGTTGTAGGGTGCATTATCGTGCAATTCTGGATAAAGCTTACTTATCCATGTCGCGGTTTCAGGCATGAACTGTGCCATGCCGGACGCACCCACTGGAGAGCGCGCCATGGTGTTCCAGCCTGATTCCTGATCTATTTGCCCGGAGAAATCTGCAACAGGAGCATTAAGACCCCAAATTTCTCTGGCGGTGCGAATGAGTTCACTTCGCCATTGCAGGGATTCGCGAGGAGGGGACTTTGCTTCAGCAAATGGCATGCTGATTATTGTGCATAACATAAAGATGAGCTTTTGCCACATGGTTATAACCCCAGCGCAACGGCAAGACAGGTCGCCGCTACAAGAATAGCGCGGCGAATCATCGCTGCTGCGCAGCATAGTGATTCTTCCCAGGGACAAAAGGAGTCAGGGCGAGCCCAGGGAAAAAGACTACGGTCAAGCCAATAACCTAATACCGCTGAAAGTGATACTAGACTGAGCTTATAGATGGCAACAGGGATTTGTGCAGGTGATGTCCAACCGATAAGGGCGAAAAGTAACACTGATGAGACCAACCAACCTGAAAGCCGTGGAAGAAGTTTTTTTTGCATAAAATACCTCCTGAAGATTGAAATTACAGTCTTAAGGAATATTCGGTTAAAATAATGAAAAGCACTTTAGAAAATAGTTTCTGCTAATGTTTTTCTTACATAGCCGCTGACGCAAAAATAATCGGAAAGATATGCTATCTGTCACGCATCCTGTCTTAATCTTAAAAATCAATGGCTTTAGTATTTTTTGAAATTTGTTTAAAAGATTTATTAAGCGTAAGGCGTACGATTTCTATGGTGTTTCCCAAAAGAGAAATTAAATCAATGTTGATTATTAGAAGGCAAGGGAAAGATGGCTTCAATGAATGGTATCATGATGAAATCAGTTAAATAATATATATAACTAATGAATTGACTCATGATCATTTAAACACAGATATGCGTTTAGAGTTTAAACTTATTCAAATGTTGTATGTATTGATGAGTAGTTATTGCACTTTTTTCTGATTTCCAAACCTACTAAGGTACTGGAAAGCGCCTGATGCAAAAAAACATGGAGAAGAAAAACGATGGATAAGTCTGTGGAAATGACTCGATTCCCTGAGATTATTAACGATCTGGCGTTTCATGCGTCCCAGGTGCTTATTGAAAGCATTAATCTTGACAGTGAATCAGCAGCGAGTGTTGGGCAAGCGATTGCTGACAGAATGATGAAAAACTGGGGCGGGCAAAGTATTTACTTCCCCAAGGGTATTTCTGGTAGGGCTTCTGAACGGGATTACAAGATCTATAGTGAATGTGACGGTCGTAACTATGCTGAACTGGCAAAAAAATACAATCTGACGCTACAGTGGATCTACAAAATCGTAAAGCGTGTGCATAAGGAAAAACAGAATCACCAGCGTGTTGTATAA